CACCACAGTAAGCAACAGGATGACCTTTGAAATCTTGGTAGTGATAGACATTTATCTTTTCAGCTTCTTTCAATATCCAGCCAAAGTTGTTCCAGAATTCGGGTTCATGTCCTATTGATTTTGTAATCATGTGCGCCATTTCATGAAGAGCAACGAACATCATGACATTTTCTTCAACGAGGTTTTCATTGCCGCCTGATCTTTGCCGTAAGCATAAATGTACAGATTGTCCCTTGTTTACACTGAAACTTGTATGTTCTTCATCAGGTGTTGATTCTAATAGTCTCTCGGCGTCGGGTTTAAAATTTCGCATAAGCTGTATTACTTGGGTTTTATCAGGATAGGATGTTTCAAGATGTGTACATAATTTCTTCATCTTGATACGAACCCGGGCAAGTAAATCTGCCGCTGCTTGTTTATCTGACATATCGCGTACTCTGTATGTTTGTCCATCTACGCTGCTTTGAATGGATACAACTGGGTATGAACTGCCGATACCTAGCTTACTTTGTAAACTCTGAACAGCATTTTGTAAACTTGGAAACATTCTTTTCTCTAGTAGAAGATGAGAATGTCTAATTTATTTTTTCTTGAAAAAGGTATGAAGCATATATTGAAGTCTAATCGGAATAAAAATTGATCATGGACACATAGTATATCATGGTAGGTGATTATGAGGTTTTCTCTTGTGTGTCTATTAGTTTATGTTGCCAATGCGCAAGTTGTATCTGAAACGGCGAGTCCGAGTCCGAGTGCCAGTGCTAGTAGTAGCGCTGTAGCATCATTTAGTTCTGCGCCTTCTTATTCGGCGCAGCCTTCTTACACGGCATTTGTATCTTATTCAATGCTACCATCAAATTCACCAAGTGCCAGTGCCAGTGCCAGTGCCAGTGCCAGTGCCAGTGCCAGTGCCATAGCATCATTTACTTCAGCAGCTTCTTCATGGCAGACTTCTAATTCCACTACATCAACATTAACAGCCACGCCAACATTAACAGTAAATGCCTCTGTAAATGGAACTGCCAATGCAACAGTGCCCCATCATCATACAGAAGCAGCAGCCCTGCCTCAAAATACCGTCATTGGTATTGCTGTAGGAGTAAGTGCCGGTCTAGTAGCATTTGTTTGGGCTGTGGCAAGATATATATATAATAAGCGATATTTGGATACAGTACACGCAAAAACTCTAAATCTTCGTGTAGTTAATACAGTAAAATCCCCTAAAATTTAGAGGACTTTAAAACAATACAATATATAATAAACAATGTCAAAATTAGACTGGTATTATGTCCATTCTCCCCGTTATGAATTTTTTCACAATACACTTTGTGAAAAAATTGATAAAAACTTTTTTAATCCCCATCCTCTGTTTGTAGATCAATCCGTGTTTGATGAACATCTTTACAAGCACGACGGTGAACATTTCTTCAGCCGCATCACTGTAAAGATTGATAAGATTATAGAGATCATTGAAGAAAGACTTTCTCTTCAAAATACTGCGCCATTTATGTTTACAGACTGTGATATACTTGTGACACAGTACGCTTCGCGCACTCTACCTTTTTTTACAAAATATGATGAAGTTGATATTATTTTTCAGAGAGAATATCTTACAAATACAGTCGTAAATCCAGGGTGTATGATGATTCGTCCCAAAGAAGTTGTACTCACATTTTGGAAAGCAGTCCGCGATCATATGATAGAAAACAACAATATGGATATGGATTCAATCAATACTATTATCTCAAGTGGTCAGAACAAGGTAAAATATTCCTTCTTCTCAACACGCGACGTATGTTCTTCACATACAATCAGTTATTCAACATTCTCTGTGTATCATGTGCTCGGTAATTGTATTTCTAAAGATATAGATATGTCACTTAAAATATCAGATTTGATACGGATGACAAAAGAATTACGCGATCTCTAAGCTGCGGCGGTTGACGTCAGGCTCGATCGTGCTCTGGTTGAACACGCTGACAGCAACCTGGGGATTCGGCGGCTCTGAGCGCATCTGGTAGTTTGCGTTACGCAAGCTCTGTCCAACCGTGTTGACGCCGATGAGAGCACCCGCACTCAAGAAGTTCTTACCCTTGAGGGAGCCAGTGCCCATCGGGTTCTGCTGCGCCCAAACTGAGTTCGGGTCCTTCGGTAAGAGCTCGCCAGGTGTGAGCTGGTCACGCGGGTAGCAGCCAGCAGGCGCATCCGCATTACCGAACTTCGCCGGTCCCTCCATGTCAGACAAGTCAGCATAGCCCTCAGAACCAGCATTCGGGGGCGCTAAAGCCGCATTCGGATTGTTGAGGTTCGCCGCCTTCTGTGCCTCGCCTGACGCATCATTCGTGGCGTTCGCCTTGTGATTAGCGTTTGATGACAATACGCCGTTCGCGTTATCCACAAATGAATCTCTCATATCCCTCATGCCCAGCAGACGACCAACATATGAAGGATTTAACAAATAAGCAGCACCAACAAATACAGCAAGCACTACAAGTGCCAAAACTAGTGTACGAATATCTACTGCAACAGAAGCCATCGTTGTTCCTGTATTAGTGAAAGACCATATTTTTTTTAATATAGCCTATTTTTCACTTTAATCTTCATCCTCGGATTCAGAAGATAAGTCAGAAGAACCATCTCCTGCAGGCGTGCCGTATTTTTGATAATATTTCTCAGCAAGGCGATCTGCCCGGAGGTTCGCAAGTGCTGCCCGAAGTCTTGCTTCTCTAACCCTCTTCTTCTCCGCTGAAACGGGTGTATTCTCATATTCAAGTGTCATAAGTCGACTATCAAGTGTCATTGGAACTTCATGTTCATCCATAGTTACTGAAGGCTGAATCTGAATTGTTCGGAGATCACGTGCCGGAGAACTACTGCGAGAAGGCGCCGACAGATTCAGGAAATCAGAAGGAATTAGAGGGGGACTAGGTTGCGCAACACATGACCATACTAAGCAGAACTCTTTGGATTTTACAATCATAGCTTTAATAGACCAATGAAGCATATAGTGTTCATCAGCTGCCAGGTCTTGAGGCACATTCCACTTGTGTGTGAGTCGGGGAAGTATGGCTGATGTACGCAGAGGTGTCGCAAAATGTCTAGATGTCTTCTCAACAAATTCTCCTAAAAAAGACTCGAGCTGTGCCGGAAGTGGACGAGGAACATTCTCGGCAGCAGTTGAACCAAGACTCTGTATAGTTAAGATTAAAGATGAACCAGATATCTGAAACATATAAGATGAATCTTTAGAATTCCATACCGGATTCGTTATTTCGAGAATTCTTAAGACAGGAATAGTGTTTTCCATCGTATTCTACTTAGAATTATTTCATTTCCTTTAAGAAGGATACGTAATGGAAAATAAACCGGGACTCACAGTTAAAAAAACTAAAAAACCAACTATGTGGGAAGGTGTCATAGAAAAATCAATTATAATGTTAAATGACACACATAATCAAAAACGTATTCAACAATTTATTGTAGATCCTGTACTCAATCATGTAATGAATCGTGTATATCCGTACATTTTGCTTATTTGTGTTCTTTTTACTCTACTTTTAGTTGTAGCTATGTTAACTTTTGCCATTGTATTCTTACAAATGCGACAGTCAGTGCCCGGCATAAGTGCGGTTTCTATTAATAGCATCCTTCCAGTACAAGAGTAGAAATGAATACAAGCGAACTTGCTGTTTGGGTTAGAAATTGGGTACATTATGATAATCTAGCACTTGGACTTAATCGTCAAGCACAGAACGCTCGGCATTTGCGAGAGGACTTTGAGATTAAAGTGATCGACTTTTTGAAGGGAAATTCTATGGAGAAAGCTGTTATTCAGATTGCAGGTGGACGACTGGTTGTGAATGAAGAAAAACATTCACAGCCGCTCACACTCCTACGTATTGAGGAACTTCTCCACGGATATTACGCGGCTAAAGGTGCAACGGGGGCGCTCGATGAAAGTCAGGCGATTATGAAGTTTATCAGAAAGCAGCGTGGATTTGAAGTTACCAAGAAACTTAAGAAACAGGCGGGTGGAATAACTGCGCCTTTGCCTCAGCCACCTGCACTGCCGCCTGCTTTACCGCCAGCACCAGCAATGCCGCCTAGCACTAAGTAGCATAAAGCCGCCGCGCAAAAAGATGTAGGATATTTAGGCATTCATCGATTATTATGAGCATACTTAGACTAACAGG